ATGGCTCCACCCCACTGGTATGTATATGTTGAAATCCGGCGGTTGCCGGTCAGCCTTGCATCAGACTTGTGCGGCGAGCCTCGAAACTGTGTCGGGAACAGTTTCGCTGACTTCCGCAAGATCCTCGACGGAGCGTGGTCTCTCAGATTGCGCCAGTATCAGCTGCGTCTGCACGCGATCCGCTTCGATGGCGGCGATTTGACGCGAGAAAATGATGAACCAGCCAAGGAACATCATGCCGGCCAACGCCTCCACATTCGTCAGCGTGTTATGCCCGCTCAGCCATTGGAATCCGGCATAAGCCCCAATCGCAATCGCAAGATCGGAAACCACGTATACGACCTTTGAGAGTTGCGGGGCAAGCCAAGGCAGGGCAATCATCAGCACGCTCATCAAACATGGTAGGCCGCGGGCGAACACGTTGTGCAAAATCGGATGCGGTGTGTAACGGAACATGCCGATACCTACGAAAGCGATGCCGGCCAACGTCAACATGATTGACAGCAGCAGAATCCTCGTACGAAAATGCTTCGGCGTCTCATTGATGGCATTGGAATCCAGATACTGCAATTGCAGACGATACGTGGTGATGAGCTCGGAAACGGCGAAATAGCTGATGATCACAATGCAGATGCCCGCGAGCGTCAGCGTCGAATTGAACATACGCGCGGCGAACGTCGTACGGTCGCCCAATTGAGAGAAATTATTGTTGTACCAGTACGGATCGTCGGACGTCAATCCTGCGATACTCACGCCAGACACCACGAAAAACGGCAGTAGGGAAGCGATCGTTTTGGCATTCATAAGTTCCGCCTGCACGAAAGTGATATAGCCTACAACGCCTGCGATGGCCGCGCATAGGATCGGCAGATAGCCTTTCAGCGTGCGGATGCCCATCATGTTGTTGACGATGGACAACATCATGAACGATGTGACGAAAATGGTCGAAGCATACACCACGGAAAGCGCAAGGATCTCGAAAACACGGCGAACCGGAATGACCCAGCCATGCTTGAGTGTCAGCGAACGTGATTTTCGTGCGTAACCCAAACTGAATGAAACGACTCCGCATCCTGCCACGATTCCCGAGCAGACGGTGAACAGACGCTGCGTGACACGCCAGATGGCCGGGGCGAACTGCATGTATGCGTTCATGACGAACCAGGCGATAACGGCGCATGTCACAAAGGAGATGATGCCTGACGATTCGGCCTGCTGGTGACGTCCCATGCCACTCTCCCTTCCGAAATGCTATTGTAAGCCTGTCGTTGTCCAACCATACGCTATAATAGAAACTCGTGTTCACTTGGTGCGATTCCGTGAGGCGGATTCGCGGGGTGTGAACGTGAACGGGCTGTAGCGCAGTTTGGTAGCGCGTCTGCTTTGGGAGCAGAATGTCGCAGGTTCAAATCCTGTCAGCCCGACCGGAGCCCTTGGAAATATTAGGTTTTCAAGGGCTTATTTTTTCCGTCGAAAACAATCCGCATACAAATGCATACAAACGCCGCGGTACCTCCATGCCCGATTCACACGAGTTCGCGCTCGCGGAGGGCTCCGATCGCGTCGGCCACGTCGTCCAATCGTTCCGGCCAGAGCGCCGTGTAGGTGTTCAATGTGATGCTGGGAGAGGAATGGCCGAGCTGCATCTGCAGGGTCTTCACGTCCGCGCCCTGGGCGATCGCGAAGCTCGCGTATGTGTGGCGCAGACTGTGTATGGTCACGCCCGCGTCCTCCATGCCGGCCGCTTTGACGGCCTTGTTCCATATCCTTGTCCGCCACGTGTTCGTCCAGACGTTCCCGCCACGGGTGGCACGGAACAGCCAGTCGTCATCACCCATGCCATCCATCTGCGCCTTGATCTGCGGCATGAGGAACCGTGGTATCGCGATGTTGCGGGCCTTTCCGTTCTTCGGGGTGCCGAGCATGCTGCCGCCGTGCCCGTCGTCAGTCCATGTGCGGCCTATCCTGGCGCGCCGCCTGTCCACGTCCACGTCACCGACCTTAAGGGCAAGCGATTCGCCTATGCGGCATCCCGTATAGGCCTGCCATCTGACCAGCAGACCGTCCACCGGCTTCCCGATCTTCTCCGCCTCGTCCGCGAGCAACTCGACCTCGCGGACCGAGAGGAACACCATGTCGTCGTCGGAGACGATCTTCGGCACGGTGACCCTGTCCACAGGATTCTCACCGATCCACCCGTTCGAGACGGCGTAGTCAAAGATGCCCTTGAGGACGACTTTCATGATATTGCGGATGCTTCTCGCGCTCAGCGGCTTCGAATCACGCCCGTCTGGCAACGCGGCCGGATAACCACCGTCCATGAGCTGGCCGACCCACTCCTGCAGCATGTCAGGGCGAAGCTCCCGCAACGTCATGCCACCCCATTGGGGCAGGATGTACAGGCGCAGCTCCCTCGCATACCGGCCTGCGGTGCCGGGTTTCAGATCAACCTTCGACGCGAGCCATTCGCCGGCCACGTCATCCAGGACACGAAGCTCCTGACGAGGATCGCGGTAGCGTCCCCGCCTGATGTCGTCCTCCATGGCCGCGGCATATTCCTGCGCTTCGGCGAGCCTGGCGAACTGCTTCACCCTCTGCACACGTCTACCGTCCTTGACGATGGTCCAATGACAACGCCAGCGCATCCCGACTCCATAACGGCTTTTACGCCACTTCTCAGGCACATTGGCCTTCATCGGATCGCGTGAGTTCGCCAAAGAGCGTTTGGCCGCGCGACTCGGCGGATTGCCATCATCGTCATTCTTGAGCCACAGATCATCAATGGTCACTTTCATGACGCTTCTTCCCACATGTTTTTCACCCCGGCGCTCGCGGTATTCGCCGACGCGGGCGGCTTTTAAGGTAGAGTCCCGACATTCATTGAGCTGTACATCGGGACTCGAACTATTTTCAAATGATGCTGTTATAGAAGGCGGCGCACCTCTTCGCGAATCTGCTCAGAGTAGGCATAGATACCATTAAGCGTATCGATAGGCATGCGTTCGCAGTTCTTGTTTTCGTCGAAAACACCGAGATATTTCTGCTTAGTGTTGAAATAAAGACGAACAATTGGCTTACGGTTGTTATCGTCGAGGAATATTGCGCAGTATTTCTTTGCATCTCTCATCGTTACACGTTCCGGATCCACATCACTGCATGCGATGGCTTTGATGATTCGGTAACCGGCGATTTCCTCCTCGGTGGTGACGATTCCATCGTCGTCGTTGCCATTGGACTCGTCTTCGTCGTTTGTTTCCTCGTTTGCGTCTGGCTCGATTGTGTCGATCTTGATATCATCCGCGCCGAGTGCCGTCTTGAGTCGATCGTTGACCTGATCTGACAGATACTGCTTCAGCGCCTTCGCTACCAATGGCCTGAACTTCTCCATGACCGACGCATAGAACGCGCCTTCGTACACGTGCGAGGCGAGCAGCTTTACGAACTCGTCCGACGGCTCTTTGAACTCGTCGCCGACGGCCCTCTTGAGTGCACCCACGTATTTGAGCTCTTCGGCACTGCTGGCGATGGAATCAAGGTCGAACGCCGGCTTGGTCAGCTTCTGCAACGCCGGGATGATCGTCGGGTCGATATCCAATAGATCCAGCACCAGGAACGGCTTCGAGTCCATGCGGTTCGGCTCATCGATGTCCATGTAGAAATTCCATACCTGGCCGTTGGTCAGAACGCCGATGCGCGCGTTCGTCACCGCGAAATACCGGTACAGCTGGCTTGCGTTCTCCAAGCTGAGCGGTACGCCGATCTTCTTGCATTCGATAAGAATCTGCACTTGACCGTCATGCACGAGCGCGTAATCGACCTTTTCGCCTTTTTTGACCCCAACGTCGGCGGTGAATTCCGGCACGACTTCGGTCGGGTTGAACACGTCATAACCGAGTACTTGACCGATGAACGGCATGATGAACGCGTTCTTCGTGGCTTCCTCTGTTTCGATGCCCTCTTTGAGGTCGCGTACCTTTGCTGCGACCTGGTTAAGGCTCTCTTCAAATTCCATTGCTCTCCCTTCCTATCTGGTTTTAATGGAATCTTCGATTTTGATGCGGTCGGCCCACTTATCGATGTCGATATCTTCGTGAGATGTCTCAAAATCGCTTACAACTTCTGGGTCTTTGCTGAGTTCATCCGCATCGGCGATGATCTGCGCCAGAGGTGTTCGCAACGCCGTCGAAATGCGTTGCAATTGCTCATAATCGGCAACGGTGTTCAGTTCGAGGATCCTCCGTAACGTCCCGTAGGGGACGCCTGATTTCTCAGCGAGCGACTTTACTTTCAGTTCTCTTGTCGCCATTGCCCGTTTGATCGCTATCGACAGCGCCTTTGATTCGATAGTCGGGATTTTCTTTCCTGTTGCCATGTGTTTAGATTACGTCATTTTCCCCGTTTTTTGTCTCATATGAGACACGCCGAGTTTTGCATAAGGCAAATATTTCTTTATTATGTCTCATATGACACAAATAAGTCTTAAATAAAACTTTGGAGGTTCAGTTTGAAGCAAATTGAAAATGTGACATCTCGACAAATTGGTGATGTCCTCAAGAGCACCATAAAACACGCTGGGCTCACGCAGGATGAGGTCGGAATAAAGGCAGGCATTCCACGCAACAGTCTTAACCGCAAACTCAATGGCGGGACGTTCAACTTCGATGAGCTTGTCCGTATCGGTCAAGTCACTGGACGCAAGCTCTCCGACATCATCAAAGACGCTGAAGCGCTCGCCGACGAATGAATCGAAAGGAAGGTGTTCTCACATGGAAACGATAGCGACCTGGTTTTCCATCGTCTGCGCGGGAGCCAGCCTCGCCGATGCGCTGGAAAACGCGACAGCCAACAATGCCAACAGCAAGGAGGAGAACTGAAATGAACACGTCGTTCGATATCACCGACATCGACTGCACGCCCAAAGAACTCGAAGACGCTCTGGGCTTGAGCGGGAGAACGCTCTTCGATCCCAGTGAGCATCCGATCCATGTGGACATATGGAACGGCAAGGCATACGTGACCTTGTCTGAAATGATCGAGCTCGAAGGCGACACACTGCGCCACTTCCTGGCTATCGTCTTTCCGGCATCGCCATCGGCAGGCTCATACGTTCCGTCGCCTGCGGGGAATCGAGCCAACTGATGATGACATTATCCGCTCGCCCAAGAACGGCGGCGACGAACTCGAACTTGTGCGACGACCCCTTTGCTATGTCGCCCAACACAACCGGTTCGCACCCATCGGCCTCCAAGCGCACGTCATACGCGTCGAACGTGTTGCGGTTCCTGATCACGAACATGACGTTGTTCGGGCTCGGACTTGGATGCTCGATGATCCAGTCCGGAACGGACACCTTGCGTTCCAATAGATTGACCTGCCTATGCAGCGAATCCGAAGAGTCCCGCATGGCGTCCAGTTGCTCCGAGAACAGCGAGAGACGTCTTTCGAACCTTTCCGTATCGGTCTTCCCACTATTCGCGGCCCTTCTCCCGGTGATGACCCAACCGGCGACGGATACGCCGATAGTCACCGCCCATCCAGCGATGGTCACCCATAACCCATTCATCGATTCTTCTCCTAACTGTTCGGCCCGCACGTCGCAAATGCGGGATGACACCGATTTTAGGAGAGGGCCGGGCGGTTCTCCTAACGCCGCCCGGCATCACACACGCAAAGGAGGCGCGTGATGGATGACAAAGAGGTGTTCGCCGCATTGGCGGCGGCGTTGAAGCCGATGAACACAACGAAGGACATCGCGGACAACTGCGGCATCAAGGAAGGCACCCTGGCGTACTGGCGTAGCGCGGGCATCGGCCCGAAGTTCGTGAAGGTGGGACGAATCGTCATGTACCCGAAGGAGCAGATGATCGCCTATTTCGCGCAACACCTGTACCAGTGCACGGCCGAATACGAGGAAGAGGTGGGCGCGTGATGACCGACAACGACTGGCGTACCGATACCCCGTGGCCTGACCCATGGGAAGAAAAGGAGGACAAATGAACGACATCCGCAAAACCTGCGTCGAAGCGATATTCAGGGAATTTGAGGACCATGGCGACGCCATCAGTCCGGCCTGCGGCGACTTATGGGACGAAATCGAAGCAAGGCGTTCACTCGGTCACATCGTCGGATGTATCGACCTCGACGTGACCGACCTCGTGGACATCGTCATCGACACCATCAACAAGGAGCTGTGATGGAATCAATGCCTCTGGCTGTTGGTCAGGCGCTGCTCGACTTCGTCGTTGCGACTGGCGCCGTGCTCCGTAGTGTAAGCGACGTGGACCGTCACACGACAGGATCCACGTCCGAAGTAGGTGAAGCCTGGTTGGGCGTTCAGACGGTCGATACCGGCCTGGTCTTCGAATATCTGCTTGGAGAAGAACTCGCTTTCGAGCGCGACCTCTCCGAACGGCGCAACCTCGTCGACGTGCCGGTGCGCAACGGTCTGGTCTTTGAAACGGACGAACACGGACACGTCTCGTGCCATGTCGGGGCAATCGTTGACAAGGAATACGGTCGAGGCTTCTCCATCGTATTCGACCCGCCACTTGTGGACCGTCTGGTCGGCGGTGACGGACAACGCCCGCTGGCTGATCGAGTTCGCGTCTGCAGCTATCTCGTTCGCCTTTCCTGCAAGGCGGTTGGCCTGCTCGGCGGCACGCTTCGATTCGACGGCGATCCGGTTGGCTTCCTCAGCCGAGCCGTTCGCCTGCTCCGAGAGCTTGTTGCCATGGCGCGCCTGGAACAAGGCGACACATCCGGAGACACCGCCAACCAATCCCGTGATGGCGCCAACGACGCCGGTGACCACATTGATATCCATTCCACCGATTCTACGAACGGAGGCGAACGATGAAGGTTCTTATCCGTGTCATCCTGCATCAGCTGCTGTTCGCGGTGTGGTTGCTGGCCATGTGGGTGCTGTATTGCACGCCGGCGTGCACGCACCCGATCGAACATCTCATCGCCGCGCCGTTCGCGGTGCTCATCCCGACGGCCGTCATCATGCGTCGCCTGTGCTCCGACCCCCGCTTCGCGCGCTGGCTGGACGAGCAACGGCAGTGAAGGACTTGGACGGTTCCGCACACATTGCGGCATGGACGTGGTTCGTCATGCGCGGCCATGCCGGAACCGCCCGCGCGTCAAGGAAAAGACGTTAAAACCAGCCGGACGGGTCATCTTCTCTCTTCTCCTCCCGTCCGGCCTTCGCCGGGACCCGCGACAGGATGCGGGCGCCATGGATCGGCGTGTTGAGGTCACGTCGGCGGATGGATGCGCGGTTCGAATCCGCGTCCCGGCACGACATCAATCCAAAGGAGGCAAACGTTGCCAAGCAAAACACCAAGCAGGCCGGAAGGCGAGAAGTGGTTCGAATGGCCGCTCACACCCGCCAGCGTCGGCATGACGGCCGCAGAGCTGATCGGCGAACTGTACGAGACCATCAGCGCGCTCAACCGCGACCGTGGCTGGAACCTCACCATGGTCGCGCCGGCGCGCTTCGGCGAGGTCGTCATCGACCGCGAGGCCGGATGCCTGCGCGCGAAATGCGCGTGGAAGGCCAAGGATCCCAGCCAGCTCGGCCCGGAACCGGCCGGATACGTGAGAGGGGAGTGACATGGCCATCGGCGAGACCGTCATCACCATCGTCGGCAACCTCACCGCGGATCCGGAACTGAGAACCACCGGCCAGGGCGCGCAGGTCGCCAGCTTCACCATCGCAAACACCGCGCGCGTCTATAACAAGCAGACCGGCCAGTACGAGGATGGGCCGGCGCTGTTCATGCGCTGCTCGGCATGGCGTGACATGGCCTCGCATTGCGCGCAGAGCCTTGCGAAGGGCATGCGCGTAATCGCACAAGGCCGCCTCCAACAGCATTCCTACCAGGCACAGGACGGCACCAACCGCACCGTCATGGAACTGCAGGTTGACGAGATCGGCCCTAGCCTACGCTACGCCACCGCGCAGGTCAGCCGCATCGACCGACGGCCGCAAGGTCCCGTCTACGGCAATCCCGCCGCGCAGACGCCGACCGTCAACACCGGCGCAGGCGGCTGGAGCCAACAGCCGGCGCAGACACAGCAACCCGCCCAGCCTCCGGCCGATGATCCGTGGGGCGCGCCGTCGGACGACCAGTCATCATTCGGAGACTTCGGCAAACACGATCCAGAACCGGAATTCTAAGGAGCAGCAATGAAAGCCAGCGAACAACAGGCGCTCATCCCGCAGGAAGCCACGCCCGACACGCTCATCGACCTCATCGGCAAGACGCAGCAGGTCACCAAGGCCGCGGCCGTCGTGCTCAAGGCATGCCGCAACGTCATGGACACCAAAAACAAGCAGGAGCATATCGACAAGTGGGGCGGCATCCACGCCATCACCGAAGCCGTGTACGACTGCGCGGACCTCGCGCAGCGCATCCTCGACGCGGGACTGGCCATGGAGAACATGTGCGCGAAGCCAGCCACGTCACGGCAGATGATCCTCATCGACGACCTGCGCCGCAGCCTCGACATGGACGACGGCGACGTGGAGGCGACCGTCGATCCGGACACCGGCGAGATCGACTGAACCACGGAAGGAGCAAGAGAGATATGTGGTTTATTGTCGACGACCAGATGGCCGACGACAGGCGCATCCGCCGCCTGCCGCTCGCCACCGTGGGACTGTGGGTCAAGCTGTGCGTCATCCACTCCAAAGGCGTCTCGATGCAGGCCAAGGATCCGGCAGCATACCCCGGCCGCCTCGACAAGCTCGACCTCAAGGACGCCGGCGGCACCATGAAACAGCTGCAGCAGCTCATCGACTCGGGCCTCATGGAGGAGCACGACGGCGGATGGCGCCCAGTCTACGCGGAAGGCATATGCAGGGAGCCGCGAGTGTTGACCGAAGAGCAGCGCGAGGCGCGGCGCAAGGCCGGAAGCAAGGGAGGACGCCGCAAGGCGGCCAACCAGAAAGCCAAGCAGACGTCCGGCGACTCGCCAGAAAACAGCCAAGCAAACGGAGAGCAAAACAGTAGCGAGATGGGTAGCAAACCGTCTAGCAAGTTGCTAGAGGACAGCCAAGCAAAAACATGGCATAAAACCGATACCGATACCGATAATCCCTCTCCGACCCCTCCCGCCGGCAAACCGAAGCAACCCGCCACGCCGGAATCCGGCTTCGACCATTTCGCCGAAACCTATCCCGGATCCGTCGGCGCGAAAGGCCGCAAGACCGAAGCCGAAGCCAGAGCCCTGTACGCGGCCATCGCCGGAAACCCCGTCGAGCTCACCCGCCTCCAAACCGCGCTCCGCCGCTACAAGTACGCCGTCAACGACGGCCAAATCCGCACCGGCCACATCCCACGGCTCAACACATGGCTCCGCGACCAATGGGAAACCTGGGCACCCGAACCAATCTCGCCGCCACCAAGCCACAAGCACACCTGGAACTGCGAACACGTCCACCAGCTCATGGATCCACACGAGGACGAATACGACCACACCGGAAGCCTCCGCAACGGCAACCCAAGCGAATGGTGGAAGGCATGCCAGGCGTGCGCCGAAGAACTCAACCAACAACAAACCAGCAAGGAGAAGCAATGAGCAACTACCAGAGCAGCGAAATCAAGCTCATCAACACGAGCCTGATCGACCCGCACCCGGACAATCCACGCAAAAACATCGGCGACGTGACCGACCTCGCCGCCAGCATCAAAGCCAACGGCCTCCTCTCACCCCTCAGCGTCGTACCCAACGGCAGCCGCTACCGCGTCATCGCCGGTCACCGCAGACTCGCCGCATGCAAGCAGGCCGGAACCGGAGCCGTCCCGTGCTTCGTTCTTGACCTCGACCCATTGCAGCAGCTCGAGGCCATGGTCACCGAAAACTGTCAGCGCGAACAGCTCACCGTGTTGGAGGAGGCCGACGCCATCCAGGGCATGCTCGACCTCGGAGCCACCACCGCCAGCGTCGCCCACCGGCTCGGCCGAAGCGGCGACTACGTGCGTGACCGCGCCAAGGCCGCCAGCATCGACAACGAGGTCAGAGCATCCCGCGACGATTTCGGCCAGATCTCCATCGGCCAGCTCGTGGCCATAGCGCGATATGACGGCCGTCCGGATCTGCAGAAGCGCCTCGCGCAGGCGGCGGGCACCTCGAACTTCGACTACACCCTCAGCCGCATCGAACGCGATGAGAACGACCGGCAATGGATCGAATCGGTCGCCGCGATGCGCGTGGAGCCCGACAGCGGCTTCAACCTCATCCCCGACCCAGAAAAGCCCTACAGCGACCCGGAATGGCGATACGCCGGCTGCATGTTCCCATCCACCGGCACCCCCGAAGAAGCCATCGAGAAGATCCGCGAACTGAATCCCGCAGCCGTATCCATCCACATGGAGCAGGTCTACCTCTGGACCCGCCGCGACAAGACCGCCGACGCTGAAAAGGAAGCCCGACGAGCCGCCGAACAAGCCGAACGCGACGCCCGCCGGCACGCGCTCGAGGAATACGCCGCCGCATCCGCAGACAAGCGCATGGCATGGCTCCACGCCAACCTCCACGGCGTCAAACGCGACAAGCTCATCGAAACCACGGCCCGGCTCGGACTCCTGCAGATCATCGACCCCTTCCCAGGCGGCTTCACCGACGCCCTCACCAACTGGAACGACCACACCGGAAGCCGCGAGGAATACGAGAGGATCACCGGCATCACAGCCGAAGACGCCCCGACAGCCGCGCGCATCAGCCTGCAGACCGACGACTGGCCATTGGAAGCAGCATCCATCCTCGCCGCACGTTTCGAATGGTTCATCGACCCGACCGACTGGACCGCCGTCAACGACACCAGCAGACGCATTCCCGGCTACTACCAGATCCTCCAAGACCTCGGATATACGCCCGCCGACGACGAAACCAGCCACCTCGACCAGCTCATCGCAGCCATCACCGAAGCCGACTCCGACGAAAACGAAGAAGACGAGGAGAACAACCAATGACCAGGGAACAACTCGACAAACTCAGCCGCCTCCTCACCGACACCGCCCAGACCGCCAGCACAATCGAACTGCGAGCGCTCGCCGGTGGCAGGGCGGATGACGGCATCGTGGCGATGGCGGCCGGGTTGAGGGCCGACTGCACTTCGTGTTTGGTGCTGGTTGACGGTCTGATGCAGGAGGGGGTGCGTTGTGAGTGAGTTTGCTGATTCGAAGCGTGCCGCTTTGGAGCGGCAGGGTTGGCATTGCCTGCGTTGCGGGACGAACATCCATGATCCGTCATGCTGGCCTGGACGCAGTGGCCATCACCGTCAACTGCGGCGGGCGGCGGATCCGGATGTGAGGCACAGTCCGGCCAACATCGTCGAGCTGTGCGGCAGTGGGACCACGGGCTGTCATGGGTGGGTCCATCAGCATGTGGCCGAGGCGGAGCGGCTGGGATTGATCGTGCCGTTCGGCGCGGATCCGCGTGATGTGCCGGTGTTCGACTGGGAGGGCCGGTGGCTGCGGTTGAACATGGACGGTACCGCGACACCGCTCACGCAGACCGAAATCATTCTCCTCCGAACGAAAGGAAACCAATGATGAGCGAGGAAAAAGCCAAAGAGGACATGCTGCTGTGGATGGACGTGGAGACCACGGGGCTCGACCCGGACCATGACAGGATCCTCGAGGTGGAAATGCGTTGCACCGACATGAGAGGCGTGCGGTGCGTCGGAGGTTTCCGCCGCGTCATCGGACTGAAAGGCCGCAAGGCATCCGTTACGGACGGGAACATCAAGGCGTGGCGCATGCACTGCGCCAACGGACTGCTCGAAGCCGCCGGCTGGGACGTGAAACCGGAAGAGGAGACGCCTGCAGTCAGCGCCCACCGCACCGACACATGCCTCGACCGCGACATCCGCCAATACGCGCGCATCATCCGCCACCTCTCCGATCATCCGGTCCGATACGTCGCCACGAAAGCAGCAAGGTGATGAGCATCTCGGCAGTGATCCTCCTATGCGCCGCCATCCTGATCGGCTGGATGTCCAACAGGCCATGAACCGTACCAACAACGAAAGGAACCTCGGAATGAAACAGACCATCAACCGCATCTCCAACCGCGTCGGCGACTGGGTCGCCCCGCTGTTCGCCCTCACCGCGCTGCTGCTCGTGCCGCACGCCATCATCCGGCCGGTCATCGGCATCGGCCTCCACCACTGGATCCCCATCCAATGGCTCGCCCTGCACGCCATGCTCATCATCCTCACCCTATGCGTCGCGCTCGCCGCCTACATCATTGCGGACCTCACCGCGCCGGAACCGCCGGAAACATACTGAAAGGAGCCATCATGGCAGACCAGGAGACCATTCCGATCGGTCTGGAGACGCAGAACAAGGTGGCCGAGGCCATCTACCTGCGCTGGTACAGCAACGGGGCCCGCCATCCACGCCCATGGAACGAGATGCCCATGGAGGGCAAAGAGCCATGGAGGCGCGTGGCCAAGGACGCCATCAGCACGTTCTTCGACTCTCCCGAGTTCCAGACGTTGCTCGACGACGTGTACGACGAAGGCTACGAGGCGGCCGGAAAGGACGCCAGGGGCGAAAACGAAGGCGAGGAGCCGCGGTGAGCGTCAACGTCCCGCTGCATAAATGGCGGTCGGCCGATCCGGTCATCCTGATCGGCCGCCGCTGCATCGCCCAAACAGACCAGGACGTCATCATCGACGGACGACTCGAACTCATCCGACATCCGGACGGCACCGCCACCCTCCGCTTCCAAGGCATACGAAGCCTCGCCATCTACGGAAAGGAATGAAAGACAATGGGACACCTGCAAGAGACACGACTGCGCAAATGGCGCAAACCAGTGCCATGCCCGACCTGCGGCAGCCGAAACATCAGATTCGACCGGATCGGCCAAGCCATCAACCGGAAAACATCTGTCATGCGACAGATATGGGCATGCTCCTGCGAACGCCACGGCATCCTCATCCTCACCAGCCACGACGACCTCAAGGAGGCCATACGCGCATGGAACACGGAAGCCACCAGACAAGGAAGGAAACACTCGAAATGAGAAAACGCAAACCACTCGCGCTCGCCGGCATCGGCGTGACCGCCATCATCACGTTCCTGCTCACGCCGGTATTCCTCCTCACGCTCGCAGGATGCGGGAGCGTATCCAAGACGGCGACCCCGGCCCACGCCATCGTCGCCACCGGCACCACATGCTCCGCCGCCTCGAACGACGGCGTCAGGGAATGCATCGTCACACTGTCCGACACGAGGCAAGTGGACTGCGTCGTCTACTCGGGCTACAAGCAGGGCGGCCTGTCATGCGACTGGGACCACGTCAGCGGAGCCGACAAGGAAAAGAGACAGCAATGAGCAACACGGACGCAGACATCGCCATCAGCGCGCTCGACAAACTCATCGCCCAGGAACTCGCGGCAGTGCGCGCCGCATCCCGCGACGGAAACCGGACGCTCTATGAGAGTTCGTCGACCCGGTATCACGCCTACCTCACCGCCAAGGATGAGATCAGAAAGGCGCTCGCCGATGCCGTGGAGGAAAGGGATGGGTCGAATCCGTTCCTGCCGCAGCGTGACGAATTGGTCACACAGGACATGCATACCTGTGATTTGTGCGGCAGGCGGTGCTCGAGCCCCGTCTATGCCGTGCATCTTGCCTATATGGATCAGGCAAAGACCGCCTCGGAGGTGTGTGCCGACTGCATGTGGCGGTTGAAGTTCAGTCCGGTCCGGGCCATCTCGTTGGATGTCTACCGTCTTTTCGAGCAGTGGCGCCTGTCCCAATCGGAGGTGGACGGATGAAAGACCGGACCCCGCATCTGTGCCGGAACGCTCTCGGCACAGCCATCTGCGCCAGCAATGGCATCGGACCATTCCAGTATGCCGACCGCCAACGGCGTATAGAGCATTGCGTCATCTGCGGCAGGTGGTGGAAGATCTACGCCGTCTCGCCGTACCTGACCATCTGGGCCGAAGTGCCAGCCTGGATGATCTGGCTGTTCTGGCACAGCATCTGGAAATCGGCCAAAAATCATCCCACTCATCCAACGGAAAGGAAACCATGAGTAAGGAAACACTCGCCCCGCCACTGCCGCCGATCGACGGCCGCACCGAAGCCGTCGCCGAACGTCTGTTCGGACTCAAATGGGCGCTCCGCAAGGACTCCACCGAAATCATCCACGAGGAATGGCGGACCGCATCCGAATGGATCCGCGACGGATACCTGCGCCAAGCCATCGAAGTGCTCGCCGCCGCCGACCGAGCGGAGACCGCGAGCGCCAATACCTCCGGCTACCGGGACCGCATGCGTGCCGAATACCGTGATTTGACCGCTCGTGCCGGCAGGCTCCGGGACATGCTGCAGCGGTATGCGGACGGCACGCTTGACTTCGAGCCCACATGCCCGATTGCTCTGTTGAGCAGGCAGCTCGACGTCATGGACGAATACGCCCATCTGCTCCGCCGTAGAGCCGAAATCGAACACGTCAACCTCGAAAAACAACCCGCAGCCAAAAGAAGAAACGAAAGAAAGAAAAAACAATGAAAGTGGAGAAAACCCTCATGGACATGATCGTCAAATGGCATCAGGCCGGATACAGCCTCGATGAGATCGCACCACTGGTGCCCCAAGTCCCCAAAGAGGAAATCAAAGCGATCATCCAACACACCCGCGAATAACAAGAAACCCGACCTTCCGGCCGGGCTCCTGGCATCACCACAAACCAGACTACACCGCCGGAGGGAATCGAACAAATGAACGAACCAGCCAACGAATCCCAACCAACACAAACCAACCAAAACAATCCAGCGCTCGCCGGCATGTGCCAAGTGTGCGGCGGGGAGTGCCGTATTCAAGCCACGATGTGCGACAAGTGCGAGAACACTTTGAGGGGATGGATCCACGACTATCCCATCTGGATCCATGCCTTGCGCGAGTTTCTGGATTCGACGGCGCATTACGGAGGCCACCAGCCTGGACGTGTCAACCTGCCGTCCGCGCCCACGCCGATCAGACTCTCGGTCGTTGACCATCTGCAGGAGATCGAGGATGCGGTGACGGCGTTGTGGTGTCGATTGTATGCGCCGCCGGCCATGCCATGGGCCACAAGCATCGCCGTCCCGCCCATCGTTGACATGCTCAAGGCATGCTGGTCATGCCAGCGGTTGAACCGACTGCCGGACATCGGTTTGATCTGGCATGACTGGCAGCGGTTGGCGCGCAAGACGATGGGCATCATCGACGTGCCGCCATCCAGGCATGGTATCGGCAGGTGCCTGAATCCTCTGTGCGGCGTGGAGCTGAGTGCGGAGGTCGGCGCGGTGAACGTTGCCTGTCCTGTGTGCGGCAACACTTACCGTGTGGCGGATGTGCGGTTGGGGTTCCTGATGGAATGCGTTCGGTCGGGACGCGCGTTCACGGCGGGGGAGTGCGCGGAGCTGCTGCGCGAATGCGGCTTCCAGTGCAATGCGAACACGATTCGCTCATGGCGTAAGCGTGGCAGGCTCCAACCGGTTGGCGAGAACGAGAAGGGACAGCCGTTGTACAGGCTTTCCGACGTGCATGGACAGGTCGTGCGACGCGACTCGATTTGACAAAATCGAAAGTGCAACGCACAATTGTCAGTGGATTAGAGGGTTCGAACCGAAGAGATACGGTTTGGACCCTTTTCATATCCGCCTTGGATTCTCCTGACTCCTTGGGTTACGTACCCGTCCTGTCCGAACGGCATATCGGACACGCTCCGCCCACTCCCGTCAGAGTGGGCATACCCCAACAGTGGCAGGCAAGCCAATCCCGTGCTTCCGTGATGCGGTGATGCTCAAACCGCCTGTCCATGCCTTCGTAGGAATCAGTGGTAGATCGTACCGGCCGCGAGTCTTTATTGGATTCTCTTCCTTGTGGCCGCGTGTGGACGCGGGTTCGAATCCCGCCGAAGGCACTCATGAAACAAACCCGGGGTAGGGGTATTGACAATCCGGGAGGGGTATTCGCAGATGATGGGGAGCCCCTACAAGACATGTGAGTGTCCATATACGGGAGCCCCTATACCGGCATTCCAGCAGGCCAACAGCGAAGATAGTCGTCGGCAAATCCACGGCACCCCTGGGCTCATACATGCGGGGAGGCCACATGAGCAAGCGGCGCAACGAGCGTGTCAGCAACGGCTGGCGGCGCAGACAGCTCAGGGCAAGAGTGCTGGCCGCATACGACGTGTGCGCCATCTGCGGCAAGCCGGTCGACAAGACATTGAAGACACCACATCCGATGAGCGCCGAAGTCGACGAGCTCATACCAGTCTCACGCGGTGGTGATCCATACAGCTTCACGAACTGCAGGCTCACGCACCGCAGATGCAACAGGATGAAGAGCGACAAGACAGACGAACACGCACGAGCGCTGCTGGCTGGCAGACAGGAAGTGAAAGCAAGCTCGATGCCGTTCAAAACGTTCGGCATCTGACTCCGATACCAGGGCGGGGACCCCGGGTACACCCCCTCCAGGTCGCCTCGGGTGCAGTGCCGATTTCTCCCCGCGGATTCAAACGTCGGAAACAGGGGAAACAACGAAAGGTCGGAAAGCGAGGATTACGCCGATGAAGTGCGAACTCTGCGGCAAGGAATTCCAGCCATCCGGCCATGGGCGGCCGCAACGCTACTGCTCCAAATCCTGCCGCCAGAAAGCCGCTTATCGTCGGGAAAAGAACCGGGCTACGCAAACGGAAGCGGATAGGCCCGTATCCAAGCCGACGAAAACGAAACGGAAGCCTGAACCGGAACTCGACAAACAGAACTTCGAACGGATGATGGACGGCTCCCACGAGGACACGCTCCGCGAAATCGTCGGCAGACTGCGCGAGGCTCTGCATGACCCGTCCACGCCGGCCAACGCGTTGCCGTCGATCAGCAGCAAGCTCGCCGAATTCGACGAACGGATGCGCATGGCCGAGGATTCCGGCAGCCTGTTCGATGTGAACGATGACGTGACGGAGGTGGCGGAGGATGTCGGAGCGTCGATTGTCTGAGATCGCCCAACGGCTCGTGAAGCCGGAAGACGTCACGTCAAGCGATTTCAAACTGATCAACAATGCGGCGGTCAAGGCCGGAATCCACTACGACCTCTGGCAGAAAGGTTTCCTATACCTCCTGTTCGCTAAACGCGCCGACGGCAAGTACGCATGCGGATCCGGAGGAGCGGTCCTGTCCAGCTGCAGGCAGATCGGCAAGACGTTCACGGTCGGCACGGCGATATTCATCCTGTGCGCCGGACGTGCCGGAACATTGGTCATCTGGACCGCGCACCACACGCGCACCTCCGACGAGACGTTCGCCGACATGTGCGACCTGACACACAATCCGAAACTGTCCAGGTACGTGCAGAACGTGCGTCGAGCGAACGGCCAGCAGGAGATCCGTTTCACCAACGGCAGCCGCATCATGTTCGGCGCCCGCGAGAACGGTTTCGGCCGAGGCCTGCACTCCGCAGACATCGAGGTGTTCGACGAGGCTCAGATCCTCACCATCAAGGCTTTGGACAACCTGATTCCGATCGTGAACACGAGTCCGAACCCGTTGATCGTGTTCATGGGCAATCCACCGAAGCCGGGCGACCAGTGCGAGGCGTTCGAGGAGAAACGTTCCACCGCGTTGTCCGGAAAATCTGACGACATGCTCTACGTGGAGCTCGGCGCGGACCGCGACTGCGATCCGGACGACAGGAGCGCGTGGGCGAAAGCGAACCCGTCGTATCCGAAACGCACCAGCGAGCAGGCGATACTGCGCATGCGCAATCTCCTCGCCGAGGATTCGTTCCGCCGTGAGGCGCTCGGCATCTGGGATGAGACCGCCACCGCGTACGCCATCAGCCCCGACCTGTGGAAGGCCGCCGAGACCGACGACGTGCCCGAAGGCGGCACGGTGAGCTTCGGCCTCGACATGCCGCCCGACAGGAGCGTGCTGACCATCGGCGCCTCATTACGGTACGAGGACGGGTCGGCCGTCATCCAGATGGCGAACATCAAGGACGCGCGGCAGGCGGGAACCATGTGGGCCGTTGACTGGCTCGCCGAACGCTGGCCGAAGACCGCCAGCGTGGTCATCGACGCCCAGTCGCCCGCTATGAGCCTGCTGCCGGAACTGAAGAAAGCACATGTGAAGGTCATGGTCACGAACATGCAGGAGATGGGCCGCGCATGTGGCCGGTTCCTCGACATGCTCAAAGCCGGAACGCTCAAGCATCCGCGGGACGAATACCAGCCGCAGCTGGCCGCGGCCGTCAAGGGCGCGACCACGCGGCCTCTTGGACAGTCCGGCGCGATCGCCTGGAACAAACTCGGCAGCGATGTCGACATAACCCCGCTCGTGTCCACCACACTCGCCCTGTACGGGGCGTGCACGACGAAACGACATCCGGGAAGACGACAGGAGGTGATGGTCTGATGGTGTTCTACATGGCCGACGGCACTACGGTAAGCACGGCACCGAAATTCACCGGCAGCAGCTACCTCGATACCGCGAGCGGCAACATCGGCGCCATCCTCGGCGTCGACGACGAGGACATGCCCACCATCCACGAACTGTTGCGCGTATGGCGAGAGAAATATCCACGCAACCTGATCCGCGGAGCCTATTACGACTGCAAGGAACGGTTCAAGGACTTCGGAATCTCCATCCCGGACCAGATCAAAAACAAGGTCGAGGCGATGATTGGATGGCCGGAACTGGCCGTCCGCTCATTGAGCGATTTGAGCGACCTGGAAGGGTTCAGCATTTCCGGTGACGACACGATGGGTGTTGGCGACCTGTTCGAGGACAACCAATTGGACGTGGCCACGTCCGAACTGATCGTATCCGCATACAAGCATTCATGCAGTTTCCTGACCATCGCCGCAGACCCGGAGGATCCGGAACGAATCAGTATGATTCCGCGTTCCGCCGACTGGTCCGCGGGCATCTGGGACCGGCGCAACCATCGTCTGGCCGCGGCATTGACCATCACCGAGGACGATAAGGACGGGCGGATATGCGCGTTCAACGTGTGGCTTCCAGGCAAGGTCTACGAATGCTCCGGCCACCTGATGCCATGGCGTGCGGAGAAAATCGAAACGAACTTCGACCAGCCGACTGCCGTCGCGCTCGCCTATGACAGGCAGATGGACCGGCCGTTCGGCCACAGCCGCATCAGCCGTTCGCTCATGAGCCTTGTCGATGCTGGATTCCGTACCGTGGTCCGCATGGAGGCGTCTGCCGAATTCTATTCCGTCCCCAAACTCTGGTTCATCGGAGCGAACAGGGACGCGTTCAGCAGCAACACATGGACGAGCCTCATCCAGGCGATCAACGCGATCAGTGCCGACGAGGACGGCAACCTTCCCCAATTGCAGCAGGTGCAGCAGGCGTCCATGACACCCCATTCGGACATGCTCAAGACGATGGCCATGCTCGTCGCCTCGCAGACCCGGGTGCCGGTCGACTACCTGGGCATCACATTGGACAACCCGACCAGTGCCGAGGCCATGGCGTCCGCCGAACGACGTCTGACACGCATCGCAGACAAGCAGAACGTGGCCTTCGGACGGGAACTCAAACGGGCCATGGGCATCGCCGTGGCGTTGCGCGAAGGCGCGAACACGATACCGGACTCCATACGCGACGTGCACCCGGTATGGGCACCGACAAGGGAGGTCTCCGATGCGGCGCGCGCCGACGCGTTCACGAAGATCGCCGACAAGGTCACCGGCTACGCCGACTCCGACGTCGGACTCGAACGCCTCGGCCTGAGCCGTGAGGAAATCACGCGTCTACGCGCCGACCAGCGCAAGGCACGCGCGCAGAACGTCGTGGACCAGCTCAAGATCCGCGCGGCGCAAAACAGCCAGCAGCAGGAGGCGTCAGATGAATCTGAACAATCTGAATCTGCCTCCGGAACGCCGCAAAGCATTGGAACAGGTGCTTGACCAAGCATGGAAGGACTACCAGGACAACCTCACGAACCTGACCGACGCGGCCGCCGATGAAATCGAGACCGTACTGGAACGCGACCCGTTGAACGCGCGCGAAACGGTGCGTGAATACACGGCCGCGGCCAACCGCCTCGCCGACGACTATTATGCGACGGTACGCACCGCATGGGCCGAATACGCTGGCGTGACCATGCCAGACTTCGACCCTGGATCTGACCTGGAACCGGAACGGGTACTTTGGCAGGTCCAAGGCGGCTTCGCCAACACCGACTACAACGGATTGACCTACTCGCAGGTCATGGCAGGCCAGGCACGATCCGGCGCGACCATCGACGACCTGTGGCCATCATTCTCGAACATCGACGACGCGCAACAGTTCATCACCGACATGATCCGCACCGGCGCCCGATTGACCGAACGACGGAACATACGACTCGACCCCACGAAACCAAAATGGGCGAGAGTACCAAAAGATCCCAAAACATGCGCGTTCTGCGCCATGCTCGCCTCACGCGGCTACGCATACACCAGCGAGGAAGCGGCAGGTGGCAAAGGCAACATCTACCACGCCGACTGCCATTGCCAACCCATGCCGAACTGGGGCAAACAGGTGCTCGCCGGATACGACGAAACCGCATACAAAGCCGAATACGAGCGAATGAAAGCGCTCGCCGACCGCGAATACGATGGAGACATTCTCAAAGCGTATAGGAGCTCTCCCGGCGTGTGCACGGATTCCGTGGTCCCCGAAGCATTGAAGAAGACTCCGGGCCGTCCGCCGAAGTTCGACGCGAAGCATCCGTTCAGGACCTTCCTTGGAAGCGGAAACCTGAGGGATGCGGTCGTGGGGACGAATCCGATGTTCGATGAGGGTCCGGAATACAGGAACAACTGCCAGCGTTGCGTCGTCGCTTACGAAATGCGCAGGCGAGGATACGCAGTCACTGCGATGCCGAGGCCGATGGATCCCAGGACAGGACTTCCGGCCTTGGACACGGACACTAACCGGTGGGGAAGCTCCTTTAAAGGCGATTGGCGGTCTTGTGGCTCCGATTCAGGTCTTGATGGCGCTTCGGCGCTTTTGGATGAATGGGGCAAAGGCAGCCGCGCGTTCGTCGAAGTGGAGTGGCTTGATGGAACGAGGCATGTCTTCGTCGCGGAGAACCTGAAAGACGGGATACATTTCATGGACCCGCAAACCGGGTCGATGAACGTGTCAAGGTATTTCGAAATGGTCAACCATGGCATGACACGTATAATGAGGGTAGACGATGCGGAACCTACTGAACTGGTGTTGAAATACTGCAAGGAGGGCCAGAGATGATATTGACGGATGCCATCGGCCTCGTCCTTGCCGAATATCCCGGCATGAGGGCGATAGGCGCTGCGGAAAATTCCGACGCATGGATCATCGGCCTTGATTTCGCCGCTTCGACCAGTGAACATCCGGTACCTGGAACGCCAAGCATCGCGGTCGATAAAACATCAGGCGTTTTGCATAGCCTTACTCCTGGAACGGATGAATTCTGGCATTACATGACCGGTGCCAGGAAAGTGCCCATCCCACAGGTCTGAAATCATTCCAAGCCACCCACATGGGTGGCTTTTCTTATGCCATTTTTGGTGGATTGCCGGAGTAGACGAACGGACCCGACTGTAAATCGGGTGCTTCACAGCCACGCAGGTGCGAATCCTGCATCCACCACTCGACCAGCCGGTCCGGTTGGCGGCGACCATGCGCCGTATCGCGTGGGAGGACCATACAGCGCACCGTGGCGCGGTCGAACTCGAATCCACGGGAAACAGCAAGAAGGAGCACAGCATGTTCAACAGATTCCGATTCCCGGCCCGTATCCGTCTCATCGACGGCGGCGGGGACGAGGGCGGTTCCGGCGATAGTGGCGACGGTGGCGAGCCGAAATCGTTCACCCAGGAACAGGTCGACCAGATCGTCGAGAAAAGGTTGGCGAAGGAGCGCGGCAAGTACAAGGACTACGACGAGCTCAAATCAAAAGCCATGAAACTCGACGAGATGGAGAACGCCGGAAAGAGCGAAATCGACAAGCTTAAGGAATCGAACGCCGCATTGCGCAAGCAGATCGACGACGCCGCGGCCGAGAAACAGCACGCCGAATGGGTGTCCGAAGTCGCCAAAGACAAGGACGTTCCGGCCGAACTGCTCCGCGGCGGCAGCAAAGAGGAACTCGAAGCGCATGCGGACCTCCTGCGAGCGGCATTGCATCCAGCATCCAAGCCGCCGAGGGTGAAGAACCAGACAGGCTCTCCTTCGCACCAGAACAACAAGGACGCCGAAGAGCTCTCGTACATCCATCAGCTCCTCGGCAGATAACGACTGAAAGGACAAGCCATCATGGCGATGAAAACAGATCAGATCAAGCTCCCCGTGAGCGTGGCCACCGAAATCGTGAACAAGGCCAAGGACACCAGCACCATCGCGTCCCTGAGCCCCAGCACGCCGCAGATCTTCTCCGACGCCGACTACCTCGTGTTCAACGGCAAGAGCGAAGCCGAGGTCGTGGCCGAAGGCGCGGTCAAGAACAGTTACGAGCAGACCGTGGATTCCGTCGTGGCGAAGCGCTTCAAGGTGCAGACTACCACCCGCGTCACGAGCGAACTCCAGTGGGCCGACGAGGACAACCAGCTGCAGATCATCCGCAGCATCCAGGCGGATCAGGCTGCCGCTTTGGGCCGTGCGCTCGACTACGTGATCTACCATGCGATTAACCCGAAGACCGGCACCGCGCTTTCCGGATTCAACCCGTTGAGCACGTCCGCCGTGCAGGTGATCGCCGGCGATGACGAAATCAGCAACGTGGACGCCCTGGCCGATGCGCTGAACGACTCCTACGACATCAACGGCGTGGCATTGTCCAAGACTTGGGCGTCCCGTCTGCGCAAGCTGCGCGTCCCCTCCACCGGCATGCGCTTCTATCCGGAGATTCCGCTGAACCTGCAGGCCGGCAGCCTGGACGGCATCACCGCCGCGACCTCTGGCACCGTCAACGGACGACTGGCCTCGACCCCGACGAAGGTGCTCGCGTTCATGGGAGACTTCAGCCTCATCAAATGGGGCATGGTCCGCGACCTGACCAGCGAGATTATCGCCTACGGCGACCCGGACCAGACCGGCGTGGACCTGAAGGCCCACAACCAGATCGCATACCGTACCGAAGCGATGTACGCGTTCGCCGTCATCGACCCGAACGCGTTCGCCGTGCTCAAGACCAAGTGAGGTGAACGATGAGTTTCCCCATCCAGACGCTTGTGATCAACCCCGCAGGCGAGGAAAAGCACACTGTCGGCCCGTTGGACGCGCAGGTGCGGCTTGTCAACACTGACGGCACCGCCTTCTCCGCCGGTTCCGGTGCCTACGAACTGCCGGAGGCCGGCAAGGACACCCTCGGCGGCATCAAGCAGTTCGCGCCCGAACAGACGATTGGCAACGTTGACGGCAACATCGTCAAGGCCGCCGCAGCCGCTCCGACCAAGGATGAATTCGACAAGCTCGTCACGGCTTTCAATACTTTGGCGAAACAGTTCGATGACACTATCACCGGCCTCGCGGCCTCCGGGGTGATCAAGCTGCCGGACAAGAAGTGACCATGACGGACGAACCGGACATGTTCGCCACCTCCGACGATCTCGAACGGAGGTGGCACAAGCTCACCGACGAGGAACGTCAGAAAGCCGACACGCATCTCGCGGACGTGACCGACTACATCAAGGAACGCTCGCCCATCTGGCGGCGGCTCCTCGAAGAACGGCCACGCCTGCTGACGAAGATCACCTGCGACATCGTCCGCAGAATCATGCAGGCCGACCCGTACGACATTCCCGGCGGCATCACGCAGATGAACCAGACCACCGGCAGCTTCAGCGAACAATACAGTTTCGGAGCGCCCACCGGCGATCTCTGGCTGCGCGACGACGAGAAACGCATCCTTGGCATCAACGCTCAGCGCGCGTTCAGCGTCGACATGGCAACGGGGGAGACGTCCTAGTGGAAACCATCGAAGTGTGGCGCGGCCAGTCCACCACCGACACGGACGGCAACCCCATCCAGGGCAAACCCGCCCGCGTCGGCACGTTCCAGGCGATGGTCGCGCCAACCTTCACCACCGACCAGACCGAGGAGAACGCCAGCCCGCAGACCACCGAATACACGATCCACATCCGCGGAAACCAGCCGACAGGCATCCAAGCCACCGACCTGATCAAAGTCAGGGGCCGGCTGCTGCCCGTCAAGGGCAAGCCGCAGGTGTGGAACAACCTCCACGGACGCCACATAGGCGACGTCATCACCGTGGGCGAACGGGAAGGATAAGCATGGTCAAACGATGCAGATTCGTATTCAACCGCAAGGCGTTCAGCCAACAGGTCCTCAAAAACGAGACATTGCGCTCGCGTATGAGGGACGCGGCCGAAGCCGCCGTAGAGGATGACCGTTGCATGGTCCGCGACCATGACGGCAAGAACCGCAGCGGCGTGGCGATCATCTGTCCGGCACCGGTGGAGAAGGTGCACGGCACGTTGGAGGACACGCTCGGAAGGATGCGCGTATGAGCATCCCGGTCACTCCCCGGCGCACGGAACCCCTGCTCCTGTCCAAACTGAGGACACTGTTCCCGGACGTGACGTTCGACACCATCGAACGAAGCGACCTCGAACCTCCCTTCACCGAAGCCACTCTGGCCGACTCCATGCAAGGCATGAGCACCCCAATCTCGCAGTACGTGCGGCTGCGGTTGAGCGTGCGATGCATGAGAGAGGACCATACGGGCGACTGGGGCAAGGCCGCACGCCTGTGGGCCGACATCGCGAGGGAGATCATCGGGCTCGGAAACGTCGCGCCGCTCATCGACGCGTCACTCGAATCCGGGCCGGTACGCATGACTGACGAGGACAAGAGGCTGGTGTGCGCGTACGGAGTGCTCCTGCTCGAGGTCACCGTCAACTGAAACACAACCAAAGACAACGTGCCGCCACACGCGAAGAACGGAAAGGTGCAGACGAATGTCTGACAACAACGAAAAAACCACCGTCGCCGCGCAGGGCGCGACCGACTACGGGTACGTGTCCAGCGGCAACACCGCAGGCAACGTGCGCCTGATCAAGAACTACGCGCTGTTCCTGTTCCCCAAGGGCGACAGCACGTTCGTGGCTCCGACCGGAGTGGCCTGGACCCCGCTGGCAAGCAAGAAGCCGATCGGCTACTCCACGGAGGACGGCGCCGTACTGCATCCGGAACCGGGCGACAGCACCGACTACAAGGCCCACAACGGCGACATCGTGCTGTCCGACACGGATCCGGGCTACTGGACCCTGCAGCTCGCCGCCATGGAGGGCCGCAAGGATGTGGTGTCGGCCTACTTCGACGTGGACGTCGAAACGGACGGCGGCATCAGCATCAAGGGCGCCGGCCTGAAGAAGGAGTGGATTCTCGTGCTGGTCGCGCTCGACCAGCAGGACCGTCCGTTCCTCCTGTACGGCACCAACGCGAAGGTGAGCGACCGTGACGACGTGAGCCTGAAATCCAGCGAGCTGATGAGCTTCAGCATGACGTTCAAGATGCTCAAGGGCACCAACGGCGAGCAGTTCCACGCATGGGGCCTCGTCACTGAAGACGCCAAGTGACCCATTGATTCTTCCCGTGCGGCCGATGGCGGTCGGCCGCACGGGACACCCATTCAACCGCCAACCATTAGAACGGAGCCAACATGAGCGACAAAGAATACCATGTCGTGGACGTAGACCTGACCGAGGCGGAAGAGCTCAAACCCGACGTGCACCTCGAGGTCGCCGGCGTCAAACTCGACCTGCCGAACCTCAACAACGCGGAACTGCCCATCGAACTCGTCCAGGCCATCCTCCTGGTCAAAAGCAAGCCCGCATTGTCCGACGAGGAAACCACGGCCTGCGTGAGCACGTTCCTCGCCTACTTCCAGACGATGCAGCCGAACTTCTGGAACGTGCTGCGCAAGACCAAACGTCCGATGGCCTACCTCACCGCGACCATCAAGGCGTGGGCCGAGGAATCCGGACTGGACCCAAAAGCGTTTACCTCGCCCACCTCTGGAACAACAATCGCGCGGCACTAGCCTACGACTGGATCCGAGCGTACGGGCAGATCTACAGGCCCGTACGCTTCCGGGAATGGGTTGAAGGCCAACGTCCACGAGTCGATTGGGGACTCGCCTGGGCGTTGACCCGCGAAATCCTCAAAGACCATACGAGCCACTCGTGGATGGCGTTGCAGAACGCCGTCTACGCGCCCGACGGAGCCGAACAGGCCATGTGGCTGACCGCTCCCGAGCAAAAGAAACGCCCATGGTTCGACCACGAGCACGACCCGCTCCGCCCGCCAACCCCGACGCACAACCTCACCCGCCGTCAACGCGAGGACAGGGAACGGCTCAAAGCCTACTTCCACATCAACGACGACCTCTGACTCCGACCGCCATCGGAATCCCAACCTACGAATAAGGAAACACGATGGCAGCACAGGACATAGGCGTCGCATACGTCCACGTCGAACCATCCGGCAAAGGATTCGGCAAAAGCATCGAAGGCGACATCGGCGACGCCGTCAACAAAGCCTCCAAGAAAAGCTCCAGCACCCTCATCTCGAAGATCGGCGGAGCATTCGGCAAAATCGGCAAGGTCGGCACAGGCGCGATCGCCACCCTCGCCGGCGGCATCACCGCATTGGCCGCCAAAGGCGGCTTCACCCGCGCCCTCAACATCGAGAACGCGCAAGCCAAACTCAAAGGCCTCGGCCACGACAGCGCGAGCGTCACCGAAATCATGAACGACGCGCTCGCCTCCGTCAAAGGCACCGCGTTCGGATTGGGTGACGCCGCGACCGTCGCGGCCAGCCTGTCAGCATCCGGCATCAAGGAAGGCGACCAGCTCACCAAGGTCCTCAAGACCGTGGCCGACACCGCGCAGATCAGCGGCAGGAGCCTGACCGACATCGGCATGATCTTCGGTTCCGTCGCCGCCCGAGGCAAACTCCAGGGCGACGACATGCTCCAGCTCATGTCGAGCGGCATCCCAGTCCTCCAAATGCTCGGCAAGCATCTGAACAAGACCAGCGCCGAAGTGTCCGACATGGTCTCGGACGGCAAAATCGACTTCCAGACCTTCGCCGACGCCATGCAGGAAGGCCTAGGCGGAGCCGCACTATCCGCAGGCACCACATTCACCGGCGCCCTGGCCAACGTGAAAGCCGCGTTGAGCCGACTCGGAGAAACAGCCGCCACACCAGTTCTCAACGGCTTACGCGGCCTGTTCAACCAAGCCATCCCACTCATCGACACATTCACCGCAGCCGTCACGCCAACCCTGCAAAAGGTCGGCGCGGCACTCCAACAAGGCCTCGAGAACGCGATACCCGCCACACAGGCGAAACTCAAAAACCTCAGCGACACACTAGCCAACATCCCCGGTTTCCAGATGCTCGCCTCGGCGACGGCCAGCCTCAAAAGCCAACTCACTGGCCTCTGGAACGCAATCACATCACTCATAGGTGGACTCAACAATGGCGGCGAAGCCGCCACAATGTTCTCCACAACCGCCGGCGCGCTCGCGGGAGTGGTCGCTTCGGTCGCGCAGGTGTTGTCGAACGCGGCGGGATGGGCGAAGACGTTCGTCAACACGTTCATCGAGACGGGCGCGTTGCAGCCGTTCCTTGAAAGCCTGACCGGCGTCATCTCCGGATTGGGCTCGCTGGTTTCCGGATTGGCGGCCGCGGTCTCGCAGGCCTTCGGCTTCAACGACAGCGCGCGCACCGCCGGTTCCGCGGCGCAGAGCTTCGCCGGACTGTTGAACACTTTGACCGGCGTGCTCATGAAGGTGGGAGGATGGCTGCAGTCGGTCGGACAGTGGGCTCAGCAGAACGGCGCACTGGTGTCCGGCGCGTTGAAGGCCATCACCATCGCATTGCTCGCAGTCAAGGGCTGGGACATCGTCTCGGCCGGACTGAAGGGAGTGTCGACCGCGATATCGGCCGTCACGACCGGCGCGCAGACACTGACGACGGCCGCCACCGGCGTTTCCAAGACGGTCGATCTGATGATGCAATTGGGCGGTATCGTCCCGGCCTTGAAGGAGATGGCAGGCGGACTGAAGATCGTCACCGCCGCGCAGACCGCATGGTCTGCAGTCACAAAGGCGGCGACAGCCGTGCAGGTCGCGTTCACCGCGGTGATGAACGCCAACCCGTTCGGATTGTTCATCACCGCAGCTGCGGCGGCCGTGGCCGCGTTGACATGGTTTTTCACTCAGACCAAGGTCGGACAGCAGTGGTGGGCGTCGTTCACGTCGTTCCTTTCATCCGCTTGGCAGGCGACCGTCGGCAAGGTCACCTCTATCGGCCAGACCATCGTCACGTTCTTCACCTCGACGCTCCCGTCGGCCATCCAAGGCATCGGACAATGGTTCCACCAACTGCCCGGCAACATCGCCAGCTGGCTCGCCGGAGCCGCGTCGGCCGTCGCATCATGGGCCGTGAACCTCGGCCAGTCCGCATTGCAGGCAGGCCAACAGTTCCTCACGAACCTCGCCAACGCGATCATGAACCTGCCAGAGACGATCGCCTACTGGCTCGGCTACACCGTCACGTCAATCGCGCTGTACGCGGTCGCGTTCGGCGCGCAGGCCCTCCAGATGGGCATGCAATTCGTGCAGAACGTCGGCACGTTCCTCACCCAGCTTCCCGGAAACGTGGCCGGCTGGCTCGCCTCGACGGCCGCGAACATCGGCGCATGGGTGTCGTCCACGGCCATGCAGGCCATGCAGATGGGCGTGCAGTTCCTCACGAACGTCGGGACATTCCTCCTCCAACTGCCAGGAAACGTGGCCGGCTGGCTCGCCGGAGCCGTGGCCTCGGCCTCCGCATGGGTCTCCAGCATGGCATCGCAGGCCATCCAGGCAGGCAGCAGATTCCTGCAGAACGTCGGCACGTTCCTCACCCAGCTGCCGGCAAGGGTCGGCGCATGGCTGCTGTCCACCATCGCGCGAGCCGCCAGCTTCGCCAGCCAGATGGGATCAAAGGCGTTGCAGGCCGGCCAGCAATTCGTGCAGAACATCGTCAGCACACTGTCATCCCTGCCTGGCCGCATGCTCAGCATCGGAGCGAACATCGTCAGCGGCATCGTCAGCGGCATCCAGAGCAAGCTCGGCAGCATCGCATCGAGCCTGCTCTCCGGAGTCAACGATGCCATCTCCGCGGTCAAGAGCAAGCTCGGCATCCACTCGCCATCACGACTCATGCGTGACGAGGTGGGCGTGATGATAGGCCGTGGCATGGCGCTGGGCATCGACGATTCGGCCGCCGTGGTCGACCGGTCCATGGATTCGCTCGTCTCCACGATGAGCCTCGACGGCACGGACTGGTCGAAGACCGGCAGGCTGAACGTCACGGCAGGCACCGGCGCCAATGCCGGCGACGGCGATCTGCGGGAACTCATCGCGGCCGTCGAATCGCTGCACGACGACCTCGGATCGATCATCGCCAGGTACACGCCGACGATAGGGGACCGCGACTTCGCAAGGAAGGTGAGAAGTGCAATCGCTTGAATACGCGTGCGCCGCCACAGGTGAGCGAATCGGCTTCGAAGGGCCTCTGTACGGCGAAACGCTCGCCGGACTGCGCGGCCGTGTCTGGGACTACAGCATCGGCGCACGCGGTCTGACCGGCGTCACCCGCAAGACACGCGAAACGAACGTCACGGTGAGGATCCATGATTCGCTGGCCACGCTCGACCTGCTGCGCCGTCTCGCCGACGCCGACATGGCAGCCGGCACGCCAGGCACGCTCGTGGCCGACGGCGAATGGGAGACCAGGGCGTGGATCCCGAAAAGCGAGCCGCAGACCATCACGCCCACGATGGTCGAGACGCAGCTGACCATCGTGCTTGCAGACGGTATGTGGCGGCGCGGGACTACCGAACACCACGATCCGCGAACCGACGCCGGCAGCGGACTTGACTACCCGCACGACTATCCGCACGACTACGGCGGCATGAGCATCCTCGACACCGTGGCCAACACGAGCGGCATGCCGCAGCCGATACGCCTCACGATCTTCGGCCCATGCGTCAACCCGTACATCATCATCGGCCCCAACCGGTACGAGGTCGACGCGACCATTCCGGCCGGAAGCCGCCTCGAAATCGACGCGGCCTCCGATAGCAGAACCGTCACGATGATCTCGGACACCGGCCTGCGCACGAACCTCTTCGCCAAGGCAGTGCGAGGCACCGGACGCGGATCCGGAACCTACATCTTCGAACCGCTTCCACACGGCACGAGCACGATCAGCTGGGCTGGCGGATTCAAATTCGACTTGACCGCCATCGAAGAGAGGAGCGAACCGCCATGGACCTGATCGTCACCGACACGAACGGCATCCCGACTGGCTCATACGCCTCATGGACGCTCGACCTGGCATACGGGTCGGGGGAGAACGACTTCGACCTCCAATGCCCGGCATGCCTGAAACCAGGCTGCCGATGGTGGGTCGACGGCACCGGCTGGGGCGGCATCGTCGACGATGTGAAGACCAGCGTCACCGGAGGCGAAGGCGAGCTCAACTACCACGGTCGTGACTGGCACGGCCTGCTCGCCTCGAAGATCCTCGAACCCGACAAGGGCAAGGACTACCTGACCATGAGCGGCACGATTGGAACGCTCCTGCGCATCGTCATCTCCCGTATCGGACTGCAGGACATCCTCAACGTCACGGAAGGCACGTCCAAAACCGCAAACTGGCAGTTCGACCGGTACTGCGACGCGTGGAGCGGCCTGTCCAAGATGCTGCGCGCATCAGGACTGCGGCTGCGCATCACCGCAGCGCAGAACGGCGTGACAGTCGACGCGCCGCCGATCACGGCCGCCGGTGACCTCATCGACTCCGACCTCATCGACTTCGATGCGACCCTCGCCTCGCATCCGATCAACCACCTGATCTGCCTCGGCAAGGGCGACCTCAAGGACAGGATCGTCGTCCACTGGTACGCCGACCAGAAAGGCACGCTCAGCCACACGCAGACCATCAAAGGCGCGGACGAGCGCACAAGCGTCTACGAGCTCAGCAACGCCGACGCCGCCGAACTCGAGACCAAAGGCAAGACAAAGCTCCAGGAGCTGCGAGATACAGGCAGCATCGACGTGGATGTGGAATCCGACGGCATCGACCTCGACGTGGGCGACACCGTGACCGGCCGAGACAACACCACCGGCATCAAGGTCACCGCCGAAATCACCAAAAAAATCATCAAAATCGAAGACGGCATCCCGACCGTAACCTACGAGGCGACCACCGCATCCACGGAATCGACCGGCGAGACCGGCGGCGGTGGATCAAGCTCCGGAGACGGCCACGCCTACTACGCCGGCAGCGGCCTCACCCTCTCCAACTGGACGTTCAGCGCCGATGTGACCGCCGCCGACCTCGAAACGGTCCGCAAAACCGCCACCGAAGCCAACAAGGCCGCAAGCGACGCCGCGGCCGAAATCGCCGGCGCACGAGACCTCGCCACCCAGGCGGACGGCAAGGCCGACAAGGCGCAAACCACAGCGGATGCGGCGAACAAGCTCGCAGCCCAGGCGAACGACACGGCACAGGAGCGGGTGAAGACCATCGCCGCTGGCACAGGCGTCACCGCCACCCGCGCCGGAAGCACGGTGACCCTGACCGCGCCGAACACGCTGCCCGCGCCCACCAGCCTCACCAGCACCGACCTCAACACGCTCAAAACCGGCTGGGGTGCCTACTGGGCGGGCGGCGGCAACACCTGCTCGCACAAGCCAAGCGGCGTCGGACACTTTGGCCTGATCGTGCAACGCACCGCACTCGGCTGGACCACCCAACTCCTCACCGACCCGCAGACCGGGAAGATCTGGCGTCGCACCTGGAACTCCGGCAGCTGGGACGAATGGAAGGCGCTGGCCGAGGACCGGGACGCGACCACGACGATCCACGGCCTCATGAGCAGCGGAGACAAGAAGAAGCTCGACAGCATCCAGGACGGAGCGAACGCCTACACTCTGCCCGTGGCCGCAACGGATGCCATCGGCGGCGTCAAACCCGATGGCAAGACCATCACCATCGGCGAGGACGGCACCATCACCGCACAATCCAGCGCAACAGCGGCATCCTTCCTCGCCGCACACCCAATCGGCTCGCTCTATTGGTGCGTCGCCGGCAACCCCAACGACCAGGGCGGCACATGGAAGGAAATCCACACCATCATCGGCGGACACGTCTGGCAAAGACTCGCCTGAAAGGAGCCATCATGGCAAAAACCACGAACATCACCAAATACACATGCGACCGCTGCCACGACAGCGCATACCTCACCGACGGAGATCCGCGCACGTCGAGCGACTGGCACCAGATCAAACACACCACCGCGGACGGAGTGACGCAGGAGGCACTGGCATGCACCTCATGCCAGCAGGAATTCAAGAAACTCGCCGCCACGCAGGACGCGGCCTACACGGCATGGCTTACCGAGGGAAAGGACTGACATGACCACCACGCTCATCACAGGCAAGGGCGGCACACCGCACATCACCAGCGGCGACATGGGCGCCATGCAGGCCGGAATCATCGGCAACGGCAGCTACCTGCTGCAGGGCAGCGACGGCACTTTCCCCACGGTGACCATGCAGGATGCGAATCACGCGCTGATCCCCGTCCTCAACCTCGTGGTCGAAGGACGATACGCGCGCGTCACCGAGGCTGAGACCGCGACCATCGAAAGCGGCGTGAGCGGCCGGAACCGCAACGACCTCGTCTGCCTCAAATACACGAGGAACGGTCAGAACATCGAGACCGCTGCCATCGCCGTGCTCAAAGGCACGCCAAACACCGGAACGGCCGCCGACCCGACCGTCCCGTCGGGCAGCATCCACTCGGCCTCCGGCACGGCGTGGATCCCGATCGCCCGCATCCCGATCAGCGGGATCACGCCCGGCACGCCGGTCATGCTCATCAAACAGCTGCCTCCCATATCGAAGCTGTGGGATTCCGTAACCCTTGAACGGCAGATCTGGCATGGGCCCTACGGCATGACGGTACATCTCGCCAAGGTCGGCATGATGGCGTTCGCTTTTGGCAACACGTCCTTAACAAACGACATCAATTC